ATCATCTTTTTTATGTACAACAATATCCGTCAAAACTCACCCTGAGTAAATTTCATAAAATCAATAGCGTTTTTTATTGCGAATCCACGCCTTTCAAACATTTTACAGACTTCTTCTAGATATTTGACTGTTTCTTCCTGTAGAGTCACGACATTTTCTGCTTCTACCACAGCTGGATCCACTCGTACATAGTCTTTGACTTCTCGATCTTTAAGAACATAATCAAAAGGATCTGGATCTGAACCATTATAAAAACAAGTTCTACCCAGAGATACCTTATTAAGTTCATCTCGACATTTCTTTAACTTCAACCTCTCACGTAATAGCATCTTTAGATACTTATTATGCTTGGTAGGAGTTAAAAGTGATTCTTTTGCTAAGATTGTTTCGTCTATGTATAAGTCTTTTTCGACTATTCCTTCAAGTTCTTCAATTTTCATCTAAACATTATATACTATTTCACATCAAATGTCAAGCATTTTTTTAATTATTTTTTACTTGTTTTTAAAGTGGGGTTCCAGATTGATATGTCATATAATCATATTGTAATGTCAAATCTGTGAGTAGAGGATCTGGAGATTCGTTGGTCATCTGTAGTTCCCCTAGAATAGTGGGAAAAAGATTGTGGAATGTGAATACTACATCAGAAACATTTTTGTTATTGGAGAGAATATGGAGACTTCCTTCTGAACCAGTAACTTCGCCAGTTTGATATCTTTTAGACATATCTGGACCAACTGATTTGTACATCAAATCTAAAATTTCCATATAATTGGAATAATCTTCATCCACGAGGAATGTCACAGTCATCGGCGCCACCTGAGAGGTAGTTGCAGTTTTATATCTGTGTCCGTGAATTGGATCAGGAATCATCACCTCATTTGCAGACAAGGTGGGAAGACTACACGTAGTTAACCAAAATGTTGTTTGGGGTAATACGTGCATATTTAGCTTATAGTTCGTAGACTTAGCTAAATTTATTTTATTTGGAGTGATTCGTGCTTCTTGTGCCATACTATTATTTATATCACCTCACTACAATATAAAAAGCCCCGCATCTTATTAAGACAACGGGGCTTAGAATAAGTTGCTCACATTGAGCAACGGAGTTAACTAGGTTCAGCTTAATCCTACAGATTCGCTACAGTAAACTTGCGGAAGTAAGGATTAGCCGCGGCACTACCAGATGCGAATGGGTTATGAGTAAGACCATAACGAGTCTTGAATCCCAAACGTGGCTGGAAGTCTTCTTCACCAATTGATTTCATCAATTGAAGCGGAACGTACGGACAGTAGAAAAGCCCTGCATCATACATATTTGAACCTTTGTAACCGACTGTAACTGTATCTGTAGCGGCAAACTGGTCAATATATACTTTATATTTTCCACCCAGAGTACCTGCAAATACGTTATTGACTACATCAGGCTGATTTGCTCCAACATCCATATTTGGAACTGCTAATCCGGCAACCATATCAAGTGCGGATGCAACATCTGCACTACAGATAATCCAGTTACCACGACCACGTCCAGTGTTCTTAGCAATTAAATTCGCCTCACGATTGATTTGGATCAATAGTGATTTGTATCTTTCTCCACCCCAACGAGCACCGCGATTGTCAACTGCATCAGCGACATCGAAAGTACCGGCATTGGCTGTTCCAGAGGCTGCTCCAGCAGTCGCTTGAGAAAGAATCATTTCAATAACTTCTCGATTAATTTCAGCAAGAATTTCAGCAGACAAAATGTTGCTTAATTCTGACTCAGCATCCAATCCATGGATTGCTTTAAGGTCTTGAGCAAGTTCCAAAGAATACTTAGCTTTCAACGCACGAGTATCCGCAGTTACGCTTGATTTCTCGATTGAGAAGGACATTTCTTTGAAGTCTCCTCCACCTGAGACAAATCCCCCTAGGGCTTCGCCATCGGATGTAGATAATACATTTGCTGTTCCTTCGTCACCTGAGAAGTCTACATCAGGTTGACCAGCTGGTAATGTTAATGCTTCAGCACCAGTACTAGCTTCGCCAGTATAGTGTGATTTCATAGCGAAAATGAGACCAGTAGGTCCGGACATAGGCTGGACTCCAATAGTATCATACGCCATCAACTGAGGCATTGTTCTGCGAACTAATGAAATCAGGATCGGATCCCAATTATCTACGTTAGCACCTGTGACATTGGCTTCTTGTAAAGCCTTTTCTTGGTTTTCTAAAAGACGTAGTGTAATTGCACGTTTGGTAGCATCTTCGATCTTTGGGAGATCCTCGTGCTCCATAACAGGCTGCCACTTATCTTTAATCTCTTCTGATAAAAACATTTTGTTTTTCTCGTTTATAGTTGATAAATGTGAATTAAGCACCTAAGATGCTTTGTTCCCTTGTTTGTGAAAGTGAAGCCACAATCTTCTTCATTGCATCAGTCATTACTTCTGAAGATCCATTAGCACCCTCTTCTGCAACTACTTCGTCTTTCTCTGACTCTGAAGGAAAATAAGTTTTCTTCAAAGTTTCCAATTTTTCAGTAAAAGTTTCAGCATCATCAAATTCCACGCCGTCAGCAAGAGTTTGCATCTTTGCTTTTTGTGTTTCAGTTAATTCTTCTGTTACTTCTATGAAAATCTTTTCTGCGGATGCTTCCGCTAATTTACCTTTTGCTTCGACATTTTTATTCATCTCTGCATCAAGGCTTTCCTTAAGAGATTCTATCTCTTTTGCTTGCTCATCTACTACATTGTACCTTTCATCTGGGATTTCAATGTAATTCTCAGCAAACAATTTTTGCATTCCACCAACGAAACCTTCTAGAATTTCGTTTTTCTGCTCGTGTTCGATTGCCTGAGCATTTTCCTCAATGTACTCGGAAACCATATAGTCAAGATAACCATCTAGTTTCTCTGTAATATCGGCAAGCTGATCGGCAGTCTGCTCGGCAAGTTGAGCTTCCATCTTCTTTTCGATAGATGCAAGATTCTCCTTAACCTTTGCTTTAACCGCAGTTTCAAATACAAGTTTTGTTCGTGCTTTAAAGTCTTCTGTCAAATCTTGACCGTCAAACAATGCTTTAACATCGTCCTCTACATCAACTTTGATTTCAACTTCTTCTTTTTTGGCTTTGGCAGATTTGGTTTCTTCTACTTCATCATCCTCATCTTCGTCCGCTTCATCCCCATCGGCTTCATCGTCATCGTCCTCATCGTCATCTTCGTGGACTTCGACTTCACCGGATCCGTCAACCTTAATTTTTTTCTTCTTTAAAGGTTTACCTTTTGGTTCATCAGCTTCTTCAAGTGAATCGGCTTCAGTAATTTCAGATTCGTCAGCAACCATTTCCAGATCACCCTTCTCTAAAAGTTCATCGGCCTCTGATACCGTAATAGAAGTATCGGAATCCTCTCCCTCGCCTTTCCAGACTTGGGACTCTTCATCCAAAACCAGGATTTCGCCAGTTTCTGTTTTTAACTTCATCAGGGTTCTCCTAATCCAATTGATTAATATATAAATTTATAAATGAATCATTTCTGATTATCTATATTTATAAAACTTATAACTTTAACAGTAGTAATATGTCTCCATTTTACTACAACTTACTTATAAAATCTTCAAAAACTGCCGCTTCTATCGATGTTAATCGTTTCTCCGGCGATTTCTTTATGATTCTTTTATATTTCGCAATTTCAACTTCTTGAATTGCGCCGTTGTCCCATACCCACTCTTTACCTTCCATAATACCATTAACAAAGGCATCTGGAGCTGATGGATCAGCGACAATATCCGCGGCAGTAGCAAGATAAAAATCATCTTGTACTTCCTGGATTCCTTTTTTGTTCGGTTTAAGCGAACCCATACCACGAGAGGATACACCAAGTTGTGCTCCTTCTTTGATAAGATTTTTGACAATATTTCCGTGTGGAGTATCAGAAACTTTCGCTTTTCCTACATAATTACTTCCATCTTCCGTCAAAGAAGTAATCATATGAGATACCCTTTCCAGATTGATGGTTGGTCCTTCAGGATGTCCCAATTCCCCAAATGCACGTTTTTTGTCAATATATTCTTTCGTATATCGTTTGACTTCTTTCCTCATAATAGAATTTGGATATAGACGCCCATTTTTATTCTTTACATCTGCTTGTAGAAATACACCCTGTAAATAAAGGTCTTTTCCGTTTTTCTCTGTGATATACTCTACAGTTTCGTTAATTTCTGAAATAAGTCTCATATGGTTCCTATCCTGAACATTTCTTTTTTACTTTATCCCAAATATCGTTTACATATTTCCCGGGATCTGAAATATCTTTGATTTCTTTTTTGATTTTTCTCTCAAGGATCTTTTTAAAGTGTCCTCCTGTAATTTTATTATCAGTAACGCATTGCCACATAGCACTTTTTATCCACGTTCTGGGATCGTGTCCTTGAATATCCATAGCTACATTACCAATACATTTACCACACTTCACCGGATCAAACATTATTCTTCCTATTTTTTCTTAGTAAATTTAGATTTAATTTTACCACCATAAACTCTTTGAGCATTCGCAATCTTAGATTTATTTATTTTCTTCCACTTGTTTCTTACCTTGAGTCGATGAACTTTATTACCACCCTTTTTACGATCAATTTTAGCTTTTAGTTTTACTTGTCGATCAGAATGCTTTAATCGATCTTTTTTGAATTGCGTTTTGCGCCGTTGCTGAGTATTTCTAGCTTGATATTCATCAAGATCATCCTCTTCATCAACATAAGGGGAATCCATTTCACCAATCTGCCACTTTGACCATCCATCAATAGCTTCGGCTTCTAATTCAGCCCTCTCTGCAACTGATAGTTTATACCATTCTTCTTCTGACCATTCAATTATGACTTCATCTTCACCCAAGATAACATCTGGTGATAATTCCTCTTCTACATATTCTGCAAATTTAATAATACTCATTTGTAGTATTTCGGATTGAGTTTAGGTAACTCTTTGCTATTGTAACCAGCATCCGGCTTGCCTAATTTGCCTGGTGGATCCATTACAATTTCTTTAATTTTACCAGCTTTGATTTTCTCTAAAACTTTAAACATAGCATCCGTAACTTTACCTTTAATATTTTTAGCACCCATACTTACCATAATCCCAGTAGCTAACCATTTAGGGAGATTATCAGCATTCGTATACATCGGATAATTATCTTTGTCTAAAAATTCATCAATATCTTTTTCAGAGAATATAGACGGTTTTTCATTACCAATACTAAATCTAAACCCTTTGAATTGTTCTTCAAGAGGGTAAGGAAAAGATGGATGTAATGGATTTAAAAATTTATGTTGACTCATTTTAATTTATCCTTTGGTCTAAAAAGTCTGTAGTATCTCTTTGAAGATTTTCTCCTTTAGCCCTTGCGTGCCAGCTTTTTTTGTTTGATTTTGCAAATTTCTCTAACGCTTTATTACCCTTATCAGAATTTTTCCAATAATCATCGCTATTACCGAATCCGTCTATCCAAGCCTGGGCAGCTTTTACAGCCATCTTCTTGTCGTCCCACACGTAGTCGTCCAACATCACACCAGCTCGCCCTTCAAATCTGCCTGCTTGAGCAGTAAAACCAGACTTAGAGTGTGTTGGGTTTGCCATCGCTTTAAAATCTTTGGATGTAAGCGGTTTTGATCCAGCTTCATCTATCTCAGTTTCTTCTTTCTTGTCCTTTTTCTTTTTGTTATCAGTTGGATTATCATCGTCCGTAAAAGCCTTTGCTTTTTTGTCTCCAAAATTAGCAATGTTTTCGTCTTTCTTACCTACTGGGGAATCGTCCTCATCTTCGTCATCATCGCCTTTGTCTTTTTTCTTAGCATCTATAGCTTTTTGAAGAGCGGGCGGTAATGTACCTTCAGGAATCATTTCTCCGTCATCTCCGTGACTATGTGGATGTCCACCTTCTTCGTGAGAATGAACTGTTCCGTCATCGTGCGTGTGTTCTACTTCTGCTTCTTCACAATGTTCAGTAATTTCCTTCTCAGACTTGAACATATTTTTAGAGAGATCGGCTCTTATTTCCGATATACCGGCATCGATCCTATTATCGATTTCTGCTGTTAAAACCTCTTTAAAATCTGTAGGCTTTTTATCTCGTGCTAATTGCACAAGTTTTTCTAAATTTTCATTAACCATAATATTTTATCTCCTAATATAGATCGGGTGATTCACCGGGTTTACCGTCAGCATCTTTTTTTGCTTGTTTTGCGGCTTTTTCTTTTTCCATTTCTTTATTTAATACATCGATATCTTCTTCAGTCTGCATTAAAATATTTTTTCTAACCCAATCAATTGAATAATAACGACCTATCATCTCTCCACTTGATATAGTATCAAGCATTTCGATTCTTGAGGTCATCATCTCAAGTTTTTTGAGTTCTGTGAAATATCCATCATCTTCAAAGATGAAATTAATATTCTCTTGATAGACGTTCCATTCACCTTTATCAATAATTCCTTTTGCAAGGAGTTGAGTTCTCAATAGTGAATAAAGTAAATCAGAGAATCGTTTACGTAATTTTGTTACATATTTAGTAAACTTTATTTCATCTCTTGTTATTTCACCAGTTCTGGATAAACTCCAAGATGAGTCTGTCTCCATTCTACTAGCTGGAACGTGAAGTGACTGATATACTTTCTTCTGAAAATATTGCACATCATCCATATCACCAAGATTTTGTCCTCCTGGTAATGTTTCTACTTCTGTCCCTCGGCCACCTTCTTTTCTTGGTAGCCAAAAGTCTTCCATCATTGACATTGTATCTTTACCATTAGCTACAGTACCAGAACTCGCATCATAAACCATCTTATTCTTAAACTTGTTCATAATGTTACGGAGGTACTGTTCCGCTTTTGATTTTGGTAAATTACCAACATCAATATAAAACACCCGTCTTTCTGGTGCTCTTGTAATTCGATAAATAACCATTGAGTCTTCTAACATTCTCAATTGATTTATCGGCTTCATTGCTTTATGCAGATAAGAAAGAGTAACCTCTTTATCTTTATCATACAATCCAGAATCGGCCGTAGCGACCGCTTCTAAAGCAACTTTCAGGGTTTGAGTAATTCCTTTACTTTCTTTAGTGTAGATCCAGTATTCTTCAACCCCTTTTACTACTTCAATTCCGTCTTTGTCTTTTTCTTTGATAATCTCTTTAATTTTCTTGATATTAGTGGAGTCAATATATCGTAACTCCTTAATACCTTTCTTGACATTATCGTTATCAAATATAATATGAAAGTGAATTGCTCCATCTTCATACCATCGTCTGAAGATTTCAGGTCCAGAACGATTAAACTCTAATTTCTTAGAAATAACGTCAAATTCTTCTGCAATCATATCTTTGATATTCTTAGGCACATCAATTGTGTCCAATTTATCAAGATATATTACTACTGGGTCCTTATATGGATCCAGTACCACAGCTTCGTTAACTATATCATCAATTGCTGATTCGGCTTCTGGCTGTCTAGCACATTGCCTATATTTAGCAATTAAATCTTGCTGTGTCTTAAATGCAGTATCAAAATTGACGGAGAAAGCGTTTATTCCTCCTCCGTCTATTACTGTGGAACCATCGTCTAGGTTTGGTGCAACAAAGGACTTTGATCCTTTATCAACCACAGATGAGCCAATTTTTTTCTCTATCTTATAACCAAATAGTTCCATATCACCAATTTTTGTTATTTAAGTTAGTATATTTGAGTATATTTATACAACTCAAATAACAAATTATGCCGCCAATACGTCTACTGATTCAGTATCAACACCACCATCATCCCAAGATACACTAAAAGTAACTGTGTATTCTTGAACGGCGTCAGGAGTTTCCCAAGAAAGATCAATTGTTCCGATCTCACTAGGCCAACCGTACACATTTACTGAATGTGTACTGTTCTCTCCACCACGATTGATTGGTTGGATTTCAATTTTTCTATGAGCATCTGAAACACCCAAAGATGAAGTAAACTGACTGAATCCTGTAATACCCTGTTGCCAGGATAGTAAAGCTCCACGTACAACGTATGCTTCGTCATTGATAATTGTTGCTGTCCAATCAGTAAATGTTCTATCACCAGGAACCTTAAGTTTGCGATTCTGATAAGGAACTTCCACTACACCTACAGTAGTTGCTGGTAGAGTGGCAGTTTTAACCCACATAGCTGAATCTATTTGTGCAATATTTACAACAAATAAATTAGGACGAGCATAGTCACCAGAGTACTGGGTACCAAATTTAGAAATATCCATTTAGTTCTCCTATACTTGTCCAATCACTTCAGCAAAATCAACACCGGTCTTTGTCGCAACAAAGTTAAGTGTGATAAAGTTGATTGATTTGGAAGGTTTTAGAAAAATACTCGCAACGAACTGATTACCGTCAATGACTTCAGGCGTATTATTGCTTGCATCGCATTGAACATAAAAATCGTACATTCCTTGTCTAGCTTTAATTCCTGCGAGATATGGATTAACCATATTCAAGAAATTTTTGCGGGTGAATTCATTATTGAATTCAAACAAGAAATATTTTGCGGATATTGATATCGCTTTTTCCAAGATAATGAACAATCTGCGAACATTGATTCTATCGAAAGCACTAGGTTTAACCAGCAGAGTTCTATCTCCCCAGAGGACAGTTCCTTGACCCGGGAAAGTTACTATTGGATTGATTCCGTTAGGAAGCATATACAATTGATCTCTGTGGGCTAGAGTTGGTTGATAAGCAAGTTTTACAACTCCCTTAATCTGACCACGGTTAAGACCACCTGGACTCCACCAAGCATCTCTTACGCTATCAGTATGAGCCATTAGCCCTGCTACATCGCCACTGAATCCTATCCAGCGGTATGTGTCAGAGTAGACATCATAAACGTATTTGTAGTTACCATCAAGCGTACCATAAGATGAAGCAGAGTTAAATGCTACATCCGTTCTCCAAGTAATTACATTGTTAACTGCGTTAGTGGCTCCACCAACACCAACAACTTCTTCTTTTGGAGGTGATACAATAGCGATACAATCTTTACGACCTTCTGCTACTGTCTCAATGATGTACTTAGAAACTACGGCTACTTGAGCAGAGTTTTCGTTAGAGAGTCCTCCAGCTATTGCTAAGGAAATATTAACTTCATCAGCATTTGCTAGTTTATCCCATCCTTGCATATATTCATTAGCACCGACAGTACCTGCATCCACTTGTGGGACCCAAGCATTACCGCCACCTTCGCAAGTCGCTTGGTCATCGTTAGAACCGTCATCGCAATGTGCATCGACTTGAGCCGAAACTGCGATTCCACCACTAAAAGTGACTGTGTTTGCTCCTGAATTTGTCACGTTAGCCGTGTTAATCCAGATTAATTTGGACATCTGATTAAGAGTATCCATAGCCCAGATGTTTCCACCGTCGCTATTTTTGTCACCTTGTGCTAAACCTACAAGATAACTTTCTACTACTTCGGTATCAACTACTACGACTATAGCCATTTCGTTGTTACCGGTATCTGGTTGCACATCGAAAGCGCCAGCATATTGCCAGTCGCCCCAAGTTGCAGAACCGTCGTGTGTTTCCACACTAATACCATTTCCGTATGTACCAGGATATCGAGCATAAAATGCCTCTGTCAGGGTACCGGATTCCAGTTGTGTTTCAAAATCTTCCTCGCCTGTGATTTGAGTT